TTATTATTGTTGTAAAGTCCCCCGATATAGAATCCATATATGTAATGAATACAGACTCGACACAGTCACTTCCACCTTGTATAGTAATTCAAGAATCCAATATAACGGATTTCTTGGGTTCTGTTGCGCTTGATATTTTACATGATTCAAAAGGCCATGGATACTTGTCAAACCAAAAATTACATAAAATTACAGATATAATAGCCACTTCGATATGTTTACATTCAAATGTCACGGCGTCATCCGAACATCCCCTGAAAATATACGTATTCAAACACATCCTGACATTTTTTACACAATTATGGTCCAACAATCTAAAAGCGGCGCTCGGCATCGATTCGGTTGATGAACTTCCGCATATAGAAGCCCACGATGAATGGAATCCTCTTTACAATTCGATTTTAATTCCATGTCGCCGTGTAAAATGCGCAGATTCAAACAGAAATGAGGATGTATTTGTATCGCTCAAGCATCCAAAAGGAGCAGGAGTGGAATACGGGAATTTTTTGAAACAATCCGATATTAATAGTCGTACTATAGATCATCTGTCATTTGTATCTCCTTGTTCAGTAGATTCCAACCCCATCACATTTTTAAATAAAATTGAATCCAATGTCAGCGAAATCCGCACAAAACTCCCTGATTCGCGTATTGTTCTTGACATGAAAGCATCTGCGGGTCTCATTAGATCGATTTTGGACCCCATCGGATATATAACAGGAATTGCAACATTCACCGACCCTGGATATATAAAACCGGGAATGAGTGCAATCCGACAAAATTCAAAATGTGATTGGGTACAAAACGGTTCTAATTTTGGATTTGAACTCAAAATCGACACAGGAATTGCAAATTTCGGAGAATTGACGTTTTTAAGTGCTCATTATCACTATGCGGGCATTGGAGTCAGTAAAAAATCTTCAAATCCCTTTGATATTGATCGTTCAAATATCATGGTTGATATTCTCGACAAACATTTTATAAGTATGCTTCCACGATCGACTATTTTGGCTATTTCGGTAAGGAATTGCCTTCGAACCGATGATACTACCTTTGTCGATAGCCAAATCACAAGAAAACAACTATTTTTGGAACTTAAACAGACATTTTTTCAAAATCTTAAAAATGTGCCGGCGCGTATTGCAACCGGATTATCGACCGAGGATCGATTTTTGGCAGAGACTTTAAATTATGCAGATACCTACCGTGTCGATCTCGGTGGATATAATCCAAACCCTAAAACAATGCTGGATGTCGTAATTCCGAAATTGTTGAAAGAATACGAATGTGATCCACAATATGGCATTCACAAATTAGTATTTTGTTATCGGATGTATCAACTGTTTAAATTTTTGGGGGGTGAAATCGATGAAGATTTCGAAGAACGTAGTTTAAATCACAAACGCGCAAATATGAAGAATTTCATTGTGACAAAAGTGCAGAAATTGATGAAAGCGAATTGTTACGAGGATCTCGACAATTTCCAAGAAGAAATTGTCACATATTTTGAACAAGTTGGGGCAATTTGTGCACGGAATCCAGAATTGATGGACGGGCGAGTTGGTGTTCTTATAAAACGCGTCGGGTTGCCCGTTTGGCTTGATGATTTGAAAGCAGCTCTTAGTTTTTATGAATATGTAAACTTTCCACATCTGGATATTGACAACAAGAAACATAAACGCGAAAAATTGCTGTGGTTGTTGCTTGATGCAGCTATGAATCGTCATTTTTTGAAGAATATGACGCAAAAAATCACAATATCGGTCGAGGAAGATTACAATGAATCGCTTGTAAATGTTTTAGGGAAATTTTGTGGGGATTTTGGGCAAATTATGTGGAGTGTGTTGAATAATCATATATTTGCGACAGAAGATAATAATGCGTCGGCATTAGCACTTATTATACAGAGATCTGTGATATCGAAATGGGGAATTATTCATGGGGTAGGAAATGGTGGAAGTGTAGAAATATTCATCTAACACGTATGCGCCGTGAATCGAGATAGAGCGCTTTGCGCTCTACTGTAATTCATGGTGTATTCATAACAAATTTAATATAGTTATTTATATTGATATACTATATTAAATATTATAACGCAAACATAACAAAATACGTGTTATTTATGCTCCTAAACTCGAAGCCCAATTTGTGTACGGCGAATTGGCCTGAGCTGATTGCGGTGGTTTCGCGACTGGTGGATAGTAAACGGGATTTGGTGATGGAGCTGGCTCTACGTAGGCCGTATCAACACTTTTTGCCCGTAAAATCGGATCTGGACATTTTGCAGTGCCTTTTATGAGCTCATATGGCTGTGATTCTTCATATTCTAATGTTAATTTAGTTGAAACTGGATCTCTGTATCCCCACCAATTATTGTTTGCTGGATACACTTGATCACTTGGGAATGTAAATGATTCAGTTTTAACCGAAGTATAAATAAGCACAGTTACAAAAACCACAAAAACTATTAATAATGGCACCGAATAATTAATTCGTTTCATTGATTATTAATAGTAAATACAATCGAGTCACATGTATGAATCGCGTCTATGATGGAAATTTCGTTCCAAATGTGCCTGAATATCTTGTAAATTAGTTTTCCTAATTACATTTATAAATGCCGACATAAATGTTGAATATCTCATATATAACCCTGTAATGATAACCGAATTGTGATTTACAAGGGCATTAATTGTTTCTTCTTCGCGTTCTTTATTTCTATAATTTACAACATGTCCTCCTTTGTCATCTTTTACATAAACTGTATCTGTTGATTTTATATCGCTGTATTCTTGTGTCAATTTATACCATTTTGGTGTTGACAATCCTAATAATTCTTTTGATAATAATTCAATCATATGATATAGTGTTTTAATACCTGGGGGCGGGTGTTCATCTTCCGGAGGTACAAAAAACTCCATAATAACTGGATGATTTTGAATTCTCTGAAGTATGCTCATTAATTTGAGTTCTAAATCCCGAAAATTTTTAAATTGTTCCAAGCAATCACTGTAGCATAGATTATCAGCCAACTTGGAGTTCCAGGCTGTAAATAGTTCGTCGATTTCTGTATATAATATATCCATATCGATGATAGCTTGGTCAAAAGGGACAGTTGTTTCTGTTGTGGTCATTAATAATACACAATGTTTAGTCACTGGGCGCAGTTATGTGATACTATATTGATAAAATAATAATGAAAGTAGATATTCCTATTGTTAAAAATTTCCGTAGTACGAATTTATTAAATGCGTTTGTATTATCTGCACTCGTCACAAGTATTGCAATTGTGTCGTCTATTATTGTAAAAAGACAGCTCACGGTTGTAGTCGACGATAAAGGAAACGAATACAAGGATAAAACAGACTTTAAGAGCATATTTTTGACATTTTTGGTGACATTTATAGCTACAATGATCGCATTCCTATTATTATATGTTTTATTTGGATACGGAGGCGGAATGCTTGTGTGTGATTCGTGTACAAGCTCTAATTTTGCAAGCTTACCGCTTACAACCCCTCCATTATATCAAAAGTGATTTGTTCGCGTACAGAAATTTTAGCTCAATAACACAATTTAATATAGTCACATTAATAAACTATATTAAATTTGAACACACACACAAAAATGTATAAACAGCGATCATTCCTTGACAATGTTCCATTCTGGAGGTATATAATTTTTACTATGTAATTTTCCACCCACCATAAAATATTTATTATATCTGTGGTGAATATATACGTTGCTAGGTACCACATTAAACCATGCTGCGCATGCACTAAATTCCGAAACATTCACTATATTGTATTTGCATTTGCTCATTAAATAAAAATCAACAATATGGGGGTCATTTTTACCTGGACTGTCTACAACAGCATTATCTGGACATTCTGATGCGCATTTTTCTTTGAAATCCGTGTAAACTTTGGATTCATATTTATTTGTAAATAGCACCACATCAGGATGCTTGGAACCAGCATCTATCGATGTATTTATGCGTTTTATAACATTGATAATCCAATCAAAATTTGTAATAACAGGGTCCCAAAAATCCCCTTCATCTCTACATCTGATATGTACACTTATTGAATTATCAGCATTAAAACCGCAGTTCAAATATTCATCACAATGTTTAATTATTTTGTCATTAAATTGATAATCCTGTATACGGATTGGCCACCATCGTTCCAATCCCCAATGACGTATATTTTTACAATCCTGTAAAAGGTAGTCTTCAGGATTATCTAAATCAAATTCCGGAAATATGGATGAAATGTTCGAAGGAATGTCCTTGTCAGTTTCGACAATCCGCGATTCATGTCCATATTCACCACCTTTACTCTGAATGGCATATACCGGTACATTATATAATTTAGAGGCGCTTGCTATCAAGTACAAGTTATTTCCAATTCCTCCATATACTGGCACTTTTAGTCGAACTCGTTTCAGGAATTCTATGTAATAATTGTGCTTTACATATAAAATTGATGTATTATGCATCTGAAATGGAAATTTGATGGAGCTTTTTATAAATCCAGCATTGTTGACGGCAACAGCTTCACCGGTGCGTTCAAGTGTCGCTGCATAATCCTTTGAATCGCCCACATTCCCAATATCATTGTAATATGAATCATATCCAATGAGTTTGGTATAATACCGAGATTCTGGGACAAAATAATGTAACCCGTTCTCGACTCTATCACACGAAAAACAATCAAAATCGATATATTTAAGCAAATTTGTATTGACAAAACTATAGGACCCGTTTACAAATTCAAATATTTTTATACAAAATGGAATACGCGATTTTTGACAATCAAATATCAAATGCGTATTATTGGCCGAAATTGTTTGCATTATATTAATCTTGTTTATTTAAAAATGATGCGTAAAGTGAAAAAATAAATCACAAATGATGGTGTTTACAATTATATGTCGGCGGTAATGTTGTCAACAAAAACAAACAGATTAAATGTGATTAGCCTTTATAATGTCGGAAAATACAATGTACAGTTTAATATTAACAATATAAATGACAAATACATGCATTTTTTGCGAAATGTAAAAATACACAAAAATGCTGAATTTAAATGGGCGGCAAAATACGGAAATTTAGAAACTATACAGTCGCTGTTATTAGATCCGAGCGTCGACCCCAGTGATCGTGATAATTATGCGATTCGATGTGCTTCAGCCAATGGAAAATACAAAGTTGTAGAGCTGTTATTGTCAGATCCGCGTGTAGATCCAACTGCTAAAAATAATGTTGCAATTCAACATGCTGCATGGAAAGGACATCTAAAAGTCGTACAGCTGTTGCTATTAGATTCACGTGTGGATCCGAGCCATAGGGACAATTTTGCAGCAAAGTATGCAGTAAAGAATCATCATTTTGATGTATTTAAGCTATTAATAACCGATTCTCGTGTCGATGCGTATTTTTGGGATAATTACGCATATAGAGTTATGGATCGTAATGGGATAAAATATTAAGTGTGTTGGAATCATAATATTTGTATGCTATTTAACATACAAATATAGTAATGTACGGCTATTAGTCGCTTCAAAGCCTAAAGGATCGTTCTTTTTAATGAACTTTTACGAGTCAGCCAAAGAATCACTGTTTGCGTCCAATTTACAAGCAAATAATTATACTAATTTAAAAACAAAATGGGTGAAATTAGTTTTAGGAGGTGTTTTAATTAGGGATTTATTATTATCGACGCTCATATGGTTGAAATATGACAGCATCATTATATGGGGATATCCGGTTTTTACGTTTTTTGCGATTGGGTGGGTATGGAGTCGTGTAAAAAAATCATGGGTGGAAAAATCAACAACAGATTATACAGAGAGCGTTATAGTAGATGAATCAAATGTCACAGATATTAATAATATGGAAAAAGGACGAGCTTATCAACAACCACCCCCACCACAAAATCCATTGTTTGCATCAACATCTAATGGTGGTGGAAATGACGACAACGTATCGTTGAGCGAGGATTCTACTTAATTGACGCGTCTGAATTGTAAAAGTCCAACTCAAATAATTATAGCTTTGAAATTACTATATTTGTATGTTATTTAACATACAAATATATATATATATATACAAAATATATCGTTTAATAACTGAGTTGGACTATATATTTTTACAATTAATTTTTATTTCGGGCAGGGCAATTACTGAGCCCCGTTGAGCACTACATTGCGCATTTGTAGGATATAACGTCCGGGTGTCCGTGTCCTCAGCATGTTTTCTACAACCGAACGGTTGATTTTGTTAGTTTTGCGGTCTTCATTGTAAAATGCGTGACATTTTTCCACAAAAATATGCAGACACTTTGGAATATTGTACCAATTCTTTTTAATGTGGCGATCCACATACATTTTGTACAACATATCAATCATTTGATCGATATCGTAATCGGCCTGTGCAAATCGATCTTTGTATTCGGGATAATTTTCGACAAACAGTGCAACATCCGGATGGTTCCATAGTTTTGTGTACCGATTCACGATAGAAGCGGCACTTCCGCGCAAATGACACATTTTTGAATACCTAGCATTGATATATTTAACCGGGAATGGTCCGGCGGATTCCGATTTTGTCAAATAATACCCTACACAGTCCGAATTACGATCCAGAGAATCTACCGCATCATAAAATTGCTCTGCACTCTCAAATGTAACGGGTTCCGGAAGATCAACACCCTCAAGAGCAGGAAGGAGGTATGTGGATGGACAATCACTATCCGGATTCACAAAAAAGGCCTTGAACAGAAGCAGCTTGTTCTTTGTTACTGGCCATACAAGCTTATTGCGGGTATGTTGCATCAAAAACATATAACACTTTGATTGATCAAGATTGTCGAGGCTGAATTGGCGAATTTCAGTAAACAATTCACCCACACTCATTGAATTCCAGCGACTGTTATGAGCATCTAGCTTTTTAAAGGTAGAAGTTCGCCACTGAGGTCCTTTGGGGTGAGACTGATCGTACCACGCAAATACAACGGTACCTTCGGGGGCAACTTCAAAGGTAGAAGTCGAGAAATCAATGTCGGAAACGGATTCCAGGGAATCAACCACCACATCACTATTGTATCCGCTTGTACCGCGAACAACACAGGGGTTTTCGCCAGATACATCAACAACAAGGCCACGAACGTGACCAACGCGCTCCATGAGTTCCGAATTGTCGACTTTTGCACTCAGATAATGAATCAATAGCAGGCGAGGGACGCCCTCGGCAGTATTTTCTTGGTCGAAAACACGCAAATGAGGTAAATCAGATGCAGATACGTTTAAAACGTCGCAAAGAGATTCGGCGGGGATGGGGTGGTTAAAATAACGGCGGTCGCATGGCTTGACATCGTCAAAAGCCGGGGAAACGGGGGTATTAGGCACGGGAGATTGCATGGTGAAGTACAAATATTGTGGGGCTGTAAATGAAAATCACTTTATATCACTGAGCGCAGTGAATCGAGGTAGAGTGCGTAGCGCTCTCCTCTCATGAGTGAAACAGCAAAGCTGTTTCACGAAATCACGCTGAGGGATTAAGCTTCGGCTTCGCCTTCGCTTGTCATTTATTGTGTTCATAAAACAAAAGTTCAAAAATTAATGATTAAGTTTAATAAAAGTAATGACAATTCCTAGAATTATTCATCAAATTTGGTGGCAGGGGATAGAAAACATTCCGCCAAAATTAAAAATTGCATCAGAAACTTGGCAACGATTACACCCTGGATGGGAATATAAATTATGGGATGCAGAATCCATGGAAAATCTAGTAAAAACAGAATTTCCGTGGTTTTATGAGTATTATATCAATTATGAATATCAGATACAGCGCGCTGACGTAATAAGATATCTATTTCTTTATAAATACGGAGGTATCTATGTTGATATTGATATTTTGTGTAAAAAATCATTAGAACCATTTATCACCACAGAATTAAAAAGTAATTTAGCATTTGCTCGAAGTAGTCACACTGGCGGTTATTCTAATTGGTTTATTATATCATCTGCTGGAAATTCATTCTGGCCATTATTGTGGAACTCATTAATTGATGCATACAACTATGAAAATTGCTGGAAATGTGTAGGAAAACATTTAAAAGTAATGCACACAACCGGACCAAGTATTTTAAATAACACTATAAACAAACATAATATTGATTGTCAAGGATTGACCGATGGTTTTAACAATTGCAGTGTATGCGATCCACAACCCTGTAAATGTCAAGATTGTTACATTGTAAACATGAACGCGGGTGGATGGAATGGATGGGACTCTAAATTTTATAATTTTGTCCTATGCAATTGGAAAAAAATTGTATTATTTATGATGTTGGTGGTAATTGGATTTTACTATTGCACCCGACATTAATATTTTATATGATTAATGGTTGGAGATTCTGATGTAAAGGTCCCGCAATGGTTTATTGTATTAAATATTGCACTGCTGATTGGCGTGGCCATCGGAATAAAATTAATTTCAAAACAAGAAGCAATAGATGTTTATGCTATTAATAAGAAATTTGTGGATATTTCTGGAAATAAACAATGTATAGACTATTTGCAAACCGTCACGAGCATCCCATATTGGAGATTTTCGATGTTTACTGGAGCTGGTTACACAATGTTATTATTTTTGATATATTTATTATCTGGAATGCCAATTACAAAAAATACATTCTTTGGTTTTTGGTTATTATTTTTGTTAAATTGTGTATTTGTTTACAAAATGATAGCAACTCGCGATTTTCATTATATCTGTAAAAATAATTGTATTCCTAAATCGTAATGCTAATATATAATGTGGCCTTTGAATGAAATTTGGGAATGGTTGCCATGGACACAAGATACTAGTGTCGATTGGCCAAATGCTGCCGTTAAATGTGATGACGCTATCGTTGAAATGTATAATTTGGAGAAAAACAATCCTGCTGAAGAATTTTTGACGGAATGTGGCGCCTTGGATACATATAAATCGGAATTTATAAAAGATTCAAAAGAATTAGGAAGTGTTGTTAATCGCCGTGGTCGTCGGAAAAGTATATAGGGACGGTCAATAACATCTGTGCATAGAATATCGCATATATATAATGACTTTAGGCTACCAACATTTAGATTGTGGGCGTGAAATGAGTGATTTTTATGAAAATACCCCCTATGTATCTCAAGTTCGCAATGCAACCCCCATGGTTATTAATTTGAGATGGGATAATACAATTGATCCCAGTACTGCAGTTGTTGAGTTTTACAATTATTACAGTATGCTTCCCAATCAGCAAGCCCGTACGTTTACAACCCGTGGTACTTTTGGTATTTA